CTCAATCACTAGGCCCAGAAGTTCTACAACAATACGTTAACCTTCAAGACTACATCAAACGTAGAGCTACCGCGCTAGGTATCGATACAGAGGGTTTGATTAAGTCTGAGGAACAAATCGCACAGGAAATGCAACAGGCACAGATGAATCAGATGATGATGCAAGCTGGTCCAAACGCATTACAAGAGGGTGCGAAAGCATTAGGAAATTCATATGTTGAAAGCCAAAGACAGCAAGGCGGTGAAGGGTAAGCCCAAACCATCGCCTGAAAAGAAGCCTCTAGCGGCACCAGCCGTGGTCAAGAGTACACCGAAAATTAAACGGGAAGACCACTAGGTATGGCAGAGAGCATCACAATCACCGAACCTGAAACTGGCCCAGAGGCTCCTGTTCAAGAAGCAGAGCAAACGGATAACCAATCGGAACGGCCTGAATGGTTGCCTGAGAAGTTTAATTCGCCAGAGGATTTAGCAAAGTCTTATGCTGAACTAGAAAAGCGGTTATCCCAGCCAAAGGATGAAGCGGGAGAGGACACACCAGAGACTGAAGTAGCAGAACAGGAAGAAACGCCTAATACTTCTATGGAATCTCTGAACAAATTCTCCGAAGAATATCATTCGTCTGGTCAACTATCTGACGAAAGCTTTACTGAGTTAGAGCAAATGGGATACCCGCGTGATATGGTTGAAACCTATATCCGAGGTACGCAGCAACAAGCAGATGCTGATGTACAAGAGGTATACAATGCCGCTGGTGGGCCAGAGGGTTACCAAGAGTTAACTCAATGGGCCGCACAGAACATGACAGAACAAGAAGTCAATCTGTATAACCAAATGGTTGCTGGTGGTACTGAGAACGCAAAGATGGCAGTCGAGTGGTTATCATCAAAGCGTGAAGGTGTAGAGGGTGTGGAAGCTAACCTAGTATCAGGTAAAGCATCAGCACCAGCACCTGACGAGTTCCGTTCAACTGCAGAAGTTGTAGCGGCAATGAAAGACCCACGTTACGGCAAGGATACAGCGTACACAAAAGACGTTGAGCAAAAGCTGGGACGTTCAAAGGTATTTTAAGGAAGATAATTATGCCTAAAGGAAAAGGAACCTACGGTAAAAAAGTAGGCCGACCCCCGAAGAAAAAATAATTTCTAACTAATTCTGGCGGGGCCACAGTGCCCCGTCAATTAAAGGAGCTATCATGGCTAAAAAGGGCTTGTATGCTAATATCCACGCTAAACGTGCACGTGGTGAGAAACCGCGTAAGGTAGGCTCAAAGGGCGCACCGACAGCAAAAGACTTTAAGAATGCAGCTAAGACTGCCAAGAAAAAATAACAGACCTCTTTAGGTCGTTGGACTATCTCTAATGAACACTTTGGCCTGATGCGTCAGACAACCGTTGTAAGTAAGAAGCGACAGTCATTTTCACTAAAAACAATTCAATTTGTCTAAGGATAATGATTATGGCAAACGCAACCCCATCCCGCTTGGGTGTGGTCAATGGTGCAACGCCGTCAGATTTTGCAACAGAAAATGCTCTGTTTCTCAAAGTCTTTGCTGGCGAAGTTCTAACCGCATTCGACGAAACTAACGTAATGAAAGACCTACACCAGACACGTACAATCGCGTCAGGTAAATCAGCGTCTTTCCCAGTAACAGGAAAAGCAAACGCAGCATACCACACCCCAGGTACGCCTTTGCTTGGAACACAAGCTATCAAGCACAACGAAGTCGTCATCAACATCGACGATCTACTTGTCGCTGATACATTCATCGCAAACATCGATGAAGCAAAGAACCACTACGATGTACGTGCAGAATACTCACGTCTTCTAGGTATGGCTCTTGCGAAAGAATTTGACACACGCACAATGCGCGTAGGTCTACTAGGTGCACGTGCATCTGCTACTGTACAAGGTGGCAACGGCGGTACAACTCTGACTACAGGTGCTGGCGGTGGTGCCATCACTGGTGCAGAATTGGCTGCAGCTATCTTTGATGCCGCACAGACTTTGGACGAGAAAGACGTTCCAGAGAATGAGCGCGTAGCAATCGTGAAACCAGAAGAGTATTACAAACTCGTACAAGAAACCAACGTCATCAACCGTGATTGGGGTGGCGCAGGTGTATACGCAGACGGTACAGTATTGCGTGTAGCGGGTGTTCAGATTGTTAAATCTAACAACCTACCAACAACTAACATTTCTGCAGTCTCTGGTGAGAACAACACTTACTCAGGCGACTTCTCAAATGTTAAAGCTCTTGTGATGCAGAAACAAGCTATCGGTACAGTTAAACTGATGGACTTGGCTGTTGAGCGCACATCAGGTGACTTCGAAGTCATGTACCAAGGTACACTAATGGCAGCGAAGTACGCGATGGGCCACGGCGTATTGCGTCCAGAGTGTGCTGTAGAAGTTAAAGCTACTGCATAATTCCTTTCGGGTCAGTCTTATTAGGCTGGCCCATTTTTTTGTTTTACGAGGACAGCATGACAAAACCATCGTCCATGACCGAATTGGAAGCGGTCAACGTACTACTCACAACTATTGGTGAGACACCTGTTAACACTATTACAGGTAACCTTGTGACTGACGTTACGGTTGCTCAACAGGTCTTGAATGAAGTTAGTCGTGAAGTTCAGTCCGAGGGTTGGCATTTTAACACCGAGCAAGGTGTGAAGCTTACACCAAACTCTTCCAAAGAAATTATTGTACCCCCTGATGTAGCTCGTATTGATGCAAAGTTTATAGACGTTACGATGCGTAGTGGTAAACTTTTCAATCTAACTGAACGTACATTTAAATTTGATAACCAGTTAGAAGTAGACATTGTTTATTACCAAGATTTCCTTGACCTACCAGATCAAGCGAAACGCTATATCACAGTGAGGGCGGCACGAATTTATTCAGACCGCATGATTAACTCTGAGACAATCCACCAGATGACTTTACGGGACGAGCAGAAAGCTTTGATTGCCTTGAAAGAGTTTGAAGGTGACGTGGGTGATTACACCATGATGGATAATTATTCAGTCGCCAGAGTTATGAACAGAGGCTTTAACCGTAGGATATTATAATGGGACAAATAAGCAGTGCCATTCCAAATCTAATACAAGGTGTTAGTCAGCAATCCTCTGCGTTACGTCTTTCTTCGCAAGCTGAAATTCAAGAAAATGCATTCCCATCTCTAGTAGAGGGATTACATAAGCGACCACCGCTGCAATATATCGCAAAGATGAAAGACGCAGATACTGTCAGTAGCTTTGTCCACCTTATTAACCGCGATATAACCGAGAGATATTTTGTAACTATTGATGCTAACGAAGAACTAAAAGTCTTCGGATTAGATGGTACGGAATACACTGTAAACTTTCCAGATGGTACATCCTATCTAAGTTGCAGCGATGCGACCACAGCGTTCCGTGCGGTGACTGTAGCTGACTTTACCTACATTCTGAATACGGAAGTTGAAGCGCAGATGGCTTCGGACCTTACACCAACACAAGACCCTACAGGTCTAGTCGCGGTTAAGCAGGGTGATTACAATCAGCGTTACACTATTTACCTTAATGGAAGTATTGCAGCTAACATTACAACTTCAGAAGACGATCAGGTCCAAACTCGTACCGACGATATTGCTAGTCGTCTAGCAAGTGCTATCAACGGTAGTGGTGGTTTCACCGCTACAAATAATGGTAGTACGGTTGTCATCTCACGGTCAGATAACCAAGATTTTACTCTAGCAACTTATGATAGTTTGGGTGATACAGGTCTTACCTCTACCCTTGGTGTCAGTCAAAGGTTTGACGACCTACCAAGACAAGCGCCAGACGGATATGTGGTGCGGGTACAGGGCGACCAAACCAACGACTTTGATGATTACTTTGTAAAATTTGTAGCTACTGCAGGTAGTGGCAATGGTGCATCAGAAGGTACGTGGGTCGAGACAGTTAAACCTAACATTCAGTTTCGTTTAAATGGGGCCACTATGCCTCACTTACTACGGCGTAACTCTGACGGAACCTTTACGTTCCTAGAAGCGACTTGGGGTGAACGCACGGCTGGCGATGAAAACTCTGTAGGTGACCCAACATTTGTTGGTGAACAAATTACAGACATCTTTTTCTTTCAGAACCGACTAGGTTTACTAGCAGGTGAGAACGTAATTATGTCTCGTACATCAGAGTACTATGATTTCTTCTCAACAACCGCACGTAATCTATTAGACACCGATCCGATTGATATTGCGGCAAGTCACACAAAAGTTTCGATACTTAAACATGCCATTCCTTTCGATAGGAAGCTGTTATTGTTTAGTGACCAGACGCAGTTTATCTTGAAGGGTGCAGATTATTTATCACCTACCAATACATCGATTACACAGACAACAGAGTTTGAGGCTAGTACGTTAGCAAGACCTGCGGCTGCGGGTAATGTTGTGTACTTCCCAGCTACTCGTGGTGGGCATACTTCTGTCAGGGAATACTATGTTATTGACGATACTGACCGATCAGACGCGACAGACGTAACGGCGCACGTATCTAAATATGTACCCGATAATGTCTATGACATGACCGCTAGTACCACAGAAAACTCATTGGTCTGTCTAACACGCGAAGACCCATCTACTTTGTTCTTGTATAAGTGGCACTGGGCTGGTCGAGAGAAGATGCAATCGGCTTGGTTTAAGTATACCTTTAATGGATTGGAAGTTCTTAATGCTGAATTTATTGAAAGCGGTTTATATATCGTTGGAAATAAAGAAGGTAAGACAGGCATCTTTTTAATTAGGTTTGACGAAGGTCGAGAAGACCCAGATCAAGATTATGTAACCCGCCTAGATTATCGCTATTATGACTTAGAAGTAACTACAAGCTATGACTCAGTAGCTGACCAGACAACAATCACAACCCCTATAGGACTTGATGATGCCTTTGTGGTAACTCGTGGGACCAATCAGGGTAGTATTATCGATGTTGTATCTAGTAACGGTGTTACAACAGTTGTTGAGGGTGACGTAACCAACACGCCATTTTATATCGGTGAACGCTATCGCATGACGTATGAGTTCTCCGAGCCGACACTAAAGGAATCTACAGCATCTGGCGGTCGCGTATCGATTACAGGTGGTAGACTACAGATCAAACACTGGATGTTGAGATATCAGGATTCAGGTGAATTTAATTGTGTTGTTGGTTCACGACTGACAAACATCATAACAAACGATCAGACTTATAAGTTTACTGGTCGTGTTGTTGGTGGCGGTCAGAACATCATTGGCGGTACAACCCTAACTTCAGGTGACTTTAGGTTTCCTGTTCTCGGTAAATCAGACCGAGTTCGTATAATCATACAAAGTGATAGTCACCTTCCTTGTCAGTTCTTATCTGCCGAATGGGAAGGTAATATTCACCTAAGATCAAGACGAATGAATGGATAAACATTTAATACCAACTACGGTTGCTGATGTTGAATACATTGCCCCTAGATTGCGAGAGGCTGATAAACAAGAATGTATAGCGGCTACAGGAAAAGAGCCGTTAGAAGTCTTGAAGATGGGCCTCTTGCTTGGGGATATAACCCTAACAATGACTGCCGAAGATGGCACACGTGTAGGGTTATTGGGTGTAGCAAAATCACCAATCAAAGACGCAGGGGTTATCTGGCTATGCGCAACAGATGACATCTATCAATATCAGATGACCTTTCTGCGTCGAAGTAAGAAGGTTCTACAGAAACTTCTGCAAAATTATATTGTACTTCATAACGCGGTAGATGCCCGTAATGAGCTTCATATCAAATGGCTAAGATGGATGGGTTTTACCTTCATCAACAGACACGAAGAATGGGGCCATAGTAAGCTCCCATTTTATGAATTTGTGAGGATTAGAAATGTGTGAACCAACCACAATTGCTCTAGCTTCTCTTGCCATATCAGGTGTAAGCGCAGTTGCACAGTCTGCCGCCGCTGTACAAACGGCTAAAGCTAAGAATACACAGGCTGTTAAGAACGCAGAGCTTGCTAACGACTCGTATCTCCTAAAGATGCGACAGGAAAACCAGCGCGTATATGAAACAGACGTGCAAGCAAATCAAAAGAAAGAAGCTGCAGACCGTAAAACTGAGAAGGCAAAAGCGAGAGCTATAGCCATAGCGTCAGGGGCTGGCGTTCAAGGTAAGAACGTAGGCGAACTGACAGCCGACTTTGAACGTGCTGAAGCTATCTACGACGATAGATTATCTGCGCAGGTCGAAGGGCGTAGACGACAATCAGAACTAAACAAGCTCGGTTTTCAGTCTGAGGCATTAGGACGAATTAATCAGGTACAGCCTGTAGGGTTCGCTGAGACATTGTTCGCAGCTTCAGAACCACTAGCAAGCTTTGGCCTTGAATACGCAGACTACAAAAGTCGATTAGACTCGATTTAAGGGAATATAAAATGGCAAGACAGGTCGTAGGAAACCCGTTTGATAACCAAATCCCTACAGTAAGTCCTACGGCTCAGATTGTAGATACTTATTATAGGGTTCAGCCTGAACGCAGCCCCCTTGCTGGTATCGCTGAATCATTACAGCGGTTTAAAGCAAAGGCACAACAACCTCTCGCTAACATGGAAAACAGAGCGATTGAGCGTGAACTTGCAGAAGGTGAAAATCTATACAACGAAACACGTCTTAACATTGGTGAAGCTGTAAAGCAGGGTATTATTGCCGAAGGTGAAAGCCCGTACATCATCAAGGGTTACCGTATGGCTAACCTGAATGTACTAGCAGCACGCTATGCTGACCAATTGAACAACGATCTTATTGCTAAGAAGTTGTACAAGACTAACAACCCAGCAAGCATCGAAGAGTATACATCATCATTCTACGATACCTTTGCATCTAAGAACGGGCTAGATCAGTTTAAAGAAACTGAAGTAGCAGAGATATTCTCTGACAGTGCCCGTAAGGCTAACGAAAGTTTCCGTAACTCTTGGATTGTAAAGAACCGTGAATGGCAATCTGCACAAGCTTATACTGCGTTTGAGAATGAAATTGCTGAATATACAGCTACGTTCTTTAACGATACAGACACTGTAGATGTGCGCGCAAACAAGACAGAACTATTTGGTAAATGGTTAACCAATAAAATCACAGAGGCCGATAAAGACGGTCTGAACCGCGATAAGGTTAAGAATACAGTTATCAAAGCAATGATGCTTACGGCATCTGAGCAAACCGATCTGGGACTTGTAGACGTACTGAATAGCGTACAGGTGGGTACAGGTGTTTTAGGTAACACACTTGATGCCCGTATAGCTATGGATCGTGTACGTACCTCTATTGCATCGGATATTGCTCGTGAAGAGGCAGCACTAGCTAAACAGTTAAAAGCTAATAAAGACGCAAAGATTGCAGCACAAGAAGGTGCGGCACTATCAGCTATCTTTGGGTTACGTGCAGACGCTACAGATGCTACCGCACAACAAAGCTTTAACTCAGCTATCGTACAACTAACCGAACTAGGTGACTATGATAGTGTTCGTGTCTATACAAACTTTCGGGATGCGATGTTACAACAGGGTATCGACGAGTCAGACGTAGACGATAAGAATTATGCGTTAGCACTATCTGAGATTACAGACCTTACCGATTCAAAAGCTGTTGTCACCTATTTAACATCCGCTGTTAGAAGTAATTTAATAGGTCAAAGTACCGCTGGTTCATTACTTTCACAGTGGGACAGATTGAAGAAATCACCATCTAGGTTTGTGTTAACAGACACGACTACTGGTGTTCCTAGACGTAAGGAAGAGTTTTTAAAGACTGTTACTGGTACTATGCTTGATGAGCTTACAGGCGCAGATGGTATCATTGTAGCACAGGCGTCAGTTGCTTGGGATAATGAATTTTTAGAACTGTATGACCAAAAAGTAAAAGAGCTAAAACGTGAGCTAAATACACGGGAAAAGTATGCTCTAGCTGCCGAGGTAACAGAAAATATTCGAGAACTGTTTGTTGACCCAGCAAGCGATCTGGATGCTCTACAACAGCTTGAATCAATTCGTACACCCGACTTTTAATAGGAGATAATGATGGCAGAAGTACAAGCCATTCAAAACGTGGACGCTGCCCGTCAATGGCTCCTAGAAAATCAGGACAAGGTGGCGGGTTTTGAAGTAAAATATGGTCAAGGTTCAGCACAGTCTGTGTTAGATGGTACTTATGCACCACCACAGGCACCTGTAGAACCCGAACAGGAACCATCGTTTCTTGAAAGCATGGCAGATGGCATCTCAGAATTCTTCCAACCAAGCGAAGAAATGAGTGAGGCACTAGCTGCTCGACCTCGCATGTCTGGTACACTTGCAGACCAAAACCTTGGAGAACAATTTGCAGATATCGGTGACGGTGCTGTAGATGTCCTACAAGGTATCGCACGTGGCCCAATCAATGCGGCTGCAGAGCTACAAGAAACTATGGTCAATAGCAATTCTATGTCTACCGATCAGGCTAACAGTCTGCTCGAACGAAGCGTTGCTATGCGAGAGAAAGCATTAGGACGTAAACTAAGCCCAGAGGAACGGGAAGAGTTTGCAGAAAATTTTGGTATTACACTAACAGCATCTGGTGTAGCAGTACGGGACGAGTACAAAGACGTAGACGGACAGGACATTATTGATGCTGTCGGTCTTACAGATGCACTAGAAGTAGACACCACGGCTGGTAAGTTAGCTGAAGGGTTCTCACAGTTCCTATCAGGTTACGTTGCGCTGGGCGGTGGTACGTCAATCGCAAAGGGTCTAGTAAAAGGTGCCGTTGTTGACGGTACTATGTTTGACCCATACGAACAAAACCTTTCGGCTATTCTTAACGAATACGACTTTATCAAAGATTATATACCTGACGCATTAGCTACAGATGCTAATGATGCAGCTTGGGTAAATAGGATGAAAATGTCTGCCGAGGGTGCCCTTCTTGGTGGTGCTATCGAAGGTGCTGTCCTAGTCGTTAAGCAGTATAGAAATATTGCTAAAGCGAGAGAAGAGATAGCCAAAACAGGTAGCGTATCAGACGAAACCTCACAGGCACTATCAGACACTGAGCGTAACATTCAGAGCTTCTCAGACCTAGAGAACAAGCCTAAAGGTTCGTTTGTCGAAGGTCGGTTTGTGACCGAAGACGGTATGGCATTTAAGTCAGACGGTAATCGTGACGTTGCATTCGAAGCTAAGATTAAGAAAGACCCAGAGGTAGCTACAGGTACAGCATCTAAACCAGAAGCCCCTGCAGCACCTGCAAAACCTGAAGTACAAACTACAGGTCCAGTACGGACTGAGGCGCAAACAGTTGCCCCTAAACTACCAGAACTACCATCAACGATTGTAAACATCGATGCGATGAAAGCAGCCGTCCGTGCGCGTAAGGATATCAACCCTGCCGAGATGGTACAGATTGGTGATGTAGACCAAATGGGTAACAGTCTTGGCCTATTTAATTGGGACAGGATGGATGGCCCCGTTGACGCCATGAAGACAATGGACCAGTTCCAAGATGAACTACAACGGTCTGGCGTTCTAAAGGCTATGGGTCTTGATAAGACACAGACGCACGAAGAGGTCTTTAACAAGGCTCTGAGTGAGGTAAAGGACATTACTGGGGCAGACCTACCTGCGCTACGAAACCAGTACCTACAGGCCGAGAAGGTGACTCGTGAGAGTGCTGAACGGATTGTAGCTGGTAAGATGATTTTGCAGTCAACTGCTAGACACCTAAATAAGCTAACAGATGAAGTCGATTTGCTTGCTAAAAGTGGTGATACCAACACAGAACTAGAACGTAAGCTAGTAGATATGCTGCAGCTACACACAGACCTTCAAGCGTCTGTTAAAGGCATTCAGACTGCTACAGCACGTGCAACATCTGCAGGTCGTATTAGGACAGCGGATGCCGTAGATGATGTGGTGTTAGATCGACTAGCAGCCTTTGGTGGTTCTAAGAAAGTCCAAAGACTTGCGAAGAAGTTGAAGACACTGCAAGGCGACCCGAAAGCACAGAACAAAGTTATCCGTAAAGCGGTAGAACGTACACGACTACAAAAGGTAATGGACGTTGCTAACGAAATTTGGATTAACAATATTCTTTCAGGTTACCACACGCACTTCCTAAACATGGGTGCTAACACTGCAAACATGTTGATACGTCCGATGATACGGACTGTTGGTGGTGCTGTTTCCTTTAACGGTCAACAGGTCGAAGAAGGTCTACGCCAGTATATTGGTATCACAAGTGAAATTGCAGAAAGCTTTAAGGCTATCTCTACACTTGGTTATTATGGTGGTGATAGTGCATTTAGTAATGCGATGCGCTCATGGTGGCGCGAAGAGGGTGTACTAGATACGGCAAGTAAGTTTGACCCATCAGGACAAGGTAATGGTCGTGCTATTTCTACGGAACGTGGCGGGACCACAGGATTTACAGTAAACAGTCTTGGTAAGTTTGTACGGGGCGCAGGTCGTTTCCTACAGGCAGAAGACGAACTGTTTAAACAGATTGCATTCCGTTCACGTCTAAAAGCTAACGTTGTCACGACAGCACGGCGCATGAGTAACGAGGATATATCCAAGGCTGGTTATGCAAATCGTGATGATTACATTCGCGGTGAAATAGAAAAAGCCATTAACACTAAAGAAACTCTTACTGAAAAGTGGGAAGACATGGTGGCAATGGGTAAGGTAGTTGATGATGAAGCAGCGAAAGCTGAGTTTATTAAACGAAACCTTGGCACGTATAACCATGCAAGTATGTACGCTCGTAATGCATTGGATGAGGCACGTGAAACAACTTTTACAACACCTCTAAGACGCGGTACGTTTAGTAAAGAAATTCAAGATTTCTTGACTCAATTCCCTGTACTACGTCAGATCATGCCGTTTGTTCAGACGCCAACCAACATCCTTCGTACATCATTTGAACGTGCCCCTCTCTTAAACTTTGCGATGAAACGACAGCGTGAAATATTTATGAGAGGCACACCAGAAGAAAAAGCAATGCTTTATGGCTCACAAGTCATGGGTGCAGCGGCTGCTTTCTTGGCGTTTAAATATGCCACTGAAGGTCGTATTACAGGTGGTGGCCCGTCATATACTAACGATGTCAACAAAGCTAAACTTTGGAACGCATCACCTGATTGGCAACCTTACTCAGTGAATATCGGGACTACAGAAAACCCGCAGTGGCTAGAGCTACGCAAGATGGACCCTCATGGTTTCATGTTTGGCATCATCGGTGATATTAACGAGATGTTTGAATATTATGGTGATACAAAAGACCCAGAGGTTATCGAACTTGTATCTATGGCTGTAGCTTCATTCTCTAACAACATTATGGACAAGACGTACATGATGGGACTTAGCGAAGCTATGCGTATGTTTGATGGCTCGGCACAACCTTGGGAACTAGAAGGCTTCTTAGGTAACCGTGTAGCATCTGCAGTACCTTACGCACAGTTCTCTTATCAGTATAACCAAGACCAACTTGGTATGCAGCAAGAGCTACGGTCTTTGACAGATAAAGTTAAAGCGCGTGTTATGGGCATGAACGATGCAGCCGTTAAGGTCGATTGGCTTACTGGCGAGAAAATGGATTCACCACGATATTTCATGGGCTTCATTCGTCAGAAAGATTTGGCTACTGAGAAACAGGATATTGCAGAACTTTATGAAGAACTGCGCAACCTTAACCATGCATTTGTTGGACCACAGAAAAACATTGGTGACATTGAGTTAGCCCCAGAGGTTTATCAGCGTTACAATGAAATCTTAGGTACGACACGCTTTGGTCGCCTGTCTTTGAAAGATGCCTTGCTACGTGAAATTAAAAGCGCGAAGTATGCAAAGTTAGCTAACGAAGCTGAGATTGCACAACTACGCAGCGAAGATGACCCACGTGTACAGCGATTAAATCTAATCATTCAAACTTATAAACAGAAAGCAAAAGCTGAACTGTTTAAAGAATATCCAGATTTAACCAGAGCAGTCTATGAGAACAAAGCTATTAGGAAATCTATACAAGCTGGGGGTGACCCTAGCGAACAGGATAATTTAATCTTTGAGTTCCCACCAAGAAATTAACAACCACGGCCCCCTTATGGGGGTCTTTTTATTAGGAGATATAAATGGCTGTATCCATTGTTACCTATACAGGTGATGGTTCAACCACACAGTATGTCATAACTTTTGAGTACATAAGCCGTGATAACGTGGTTGTTCAAGTCAATGACGTTGATGCCGCTTTTACGTTTATAAACGACACTACTGTTGAACTTACAAACACACCCTCTAGTGGGGATGAAATCACTATTAAACGTGATACACCTTCAACACCACTAGTTGACTTTACAGATGGCTCAACACTGTTTGAGGCAGACCTTGACCTAGCCCACCAACAGTCACGCTTCTTAGCTGAAGAGGCTCGTGATATTGCGGATGATGCTCGAACTACTGTCGAGGCAAACTTACCAGACGTTAAAACCGTAGCAGATATTGAGTCTGATGTATCTACAGTTGCTGCTATTGATACAGATGTCACAACAGTCTCTAACGTAAGCACAAACGTTACTACGGTAGCTAATAACATTGCTGACGTTAATACCGTTGCGGCTAACATCAGTGATGTAGTTACTGTCGCTCAAGACCTTAACGAAGCTATTTCAGAAATTGAAACAGTTGCTAACGATCTAAATGAAACTGCATCAGACATTGAGACAGTTGCAGCAAGTATTGATGATGTTAATGCGCTGGGGCCAGTTGCAACCTACATGCCAACACTGGCTTCTATTTCTAACAACATAAACACAGTAGGACAGAATAATCAGCGGGTTACGACAGTTGCTGATAACATTGCTAACGTCAATACAGTAGCTTCAAATACCACCAATATTAACCGTGTTTCTGCAATTCAAACCAATGTAACAACTGTTTCTAATAATGTTACAGATGTTAATACGGTAGCTGCACGTAGCTCCGACATATCCAAACTAGCTGACATTCAAGATGGCACCCTTGCGACAGGCGCAATTAGTACAGCGGCTGGTATTTCATCAGATATCTCAACGGTGTCTGGTGTAAGTACAGCGGTAAGTACCGTGGCTGGTATTAGTGCCGCAGTGACTAACGTTGCAAACAATGATGCTGACGTATCGCTGGTTGCGACCAATATGTCTAACGTGAACGCCGTTGCGAACGTTAGCACGGACGTAACTGCAGTATCTAATATCACATCAGACGTTACTACAGTAGCTTCAATAAACCCTGCAGTAACCACAGTAGCTGGTATAAGTTCTGCCGTATCAACAGTTGCTGCAGACAGTACTGTTATTAATACAGTTGCGAACGCTATTACGGACGTTTCTACAGTATCATCAGACATTGCATCTGTTATCACGGCAGCAAACGATTTGAATGAGGCTGTCTCAGAAATTGAAACTGTAGCGGCATCAATTACAGATGTTGATACTGTTGGAACTAATATCACTAACGTGAATAAAGTTGCAGCAATCGACACAGACGTAACATCAGTGGCTACTATCGATACTGACGTAACAAGTGTTGCCAACATTGACACTAACGTCACGACAGTTGCGGGCATCAGTTCAGATGTTTCTACAGTAGCGGGCATTAGTGCAGACGTTTCTACTGTGGCTGCAGACGGTGTAGATATTGGTTCAGTTGCAGCAAATATTACGGCTGTTAATAATGTGGGAAGCAACATCACTAATGTGAACACCGTTGCGACCAACATTGATAACATCAACGATTTCTCAGACATCTATCGTGTAGGCTCAACAGACCCATCAACAAGTTTGGACACTGGAGACTTGTTCTACAATACGTCCAGCGGAACCCTAAAGGTCTACAACGGCACTGGCTGGGAACAAGGCGTTACAGCGGGTTCAGGGTTCTTGCCGTTATCTGGTGGGACACTTACAGGCTCATTGTCACTCGACACTGGTTATTCATTAACGGCTGACGATTTCATTGGTGACCTCACAGGTAATGCAAATACCGCTTCTGCATTACAAACTGGCAGAAGTATTTCACTTGGCGGTGACGTTTCAGGTTCTGCGACCTTTGATGGTTCAGGGGACATTACAATTACCGCGACTGTGGCTGATGATAGTCACAATCATACCATTTCGAATGTAGACGGTTTACAGACCGCGCTTGATAACCGCCTTGGATTAACAGCACAGGCGGCTGATAGTGCCTTACTGGACGGTCAAAGCCCCTCTTATTACCTTGATTGGTCAAATGTAACGAATAAGCCTAGCCCTTCGATTACCCTAACAGGTGACGTATCGGGTTCTACTACATTAACGCAACTCGGAAACGTTAGTTTCAACGTACAAGTTGCAAACGACAGTCACACACACGACACCCGTTACTACACTAAGTCAGCCTCTGATAGCCGCTACGTGAACGCTAGTGGTGACTCAATGACAGGTGCACTTACAGCACCATACGCAACCTTCAACGGTACAGGTGCCGTGAAGATGCCAGCGGGTACAACCGCACAGCAACCCTCTTCAGCCTCACTTGGGATGTTCCGATACAACTCAACTGATGATGCCTTTGAAGGTTACACCTCAGAAGGATGGGGAGAGATTGGGGGTGGTGCCGCCGAACTAATCGATTGTGGAACAGCATCTTCGCAATCTGGAACCTTATTTGATCTTGGGAGTGCTTCAAGTGCCTAAAATTCAATTTAGACGAGACACTGCAGCGCAGTGGTCTACTCATAACCCAACACTTCTCAACGGTGAAATAGGCGTTGAAAGTGATACCCACCGCTTCAAACTAGGCGATGGGACAACGGCTTGGAACAGCCTTATCTACAGTTCCCGTTCAATGACAGATGACCCACTAGAATACGTTAAGGGTCTGAACGTTACGAACATCAACT